TCGGCATCCTCGGAGCCGAGGCGGACTTCGCCGATCAGCGTCCAGCGCTTGTTTTCCTTGTCGTAGTAGCCGACGACCGTATCGCCGACGCGAAACTCGATCCGGCCCTTGGTGCAGCGCACCTCGGTATTGACGGTCTCGCCCTCGTGCTTGAAGTCCTCTGCCTCTTGTGACTGCTGCGCTTCGAACTGTTCCAGCGTCAACGGCGCCAAGCCAGCGCGCGCCCGCTGCTGGTTCACCGCCGATTGCTTTTTCGGCCGCTCCTGCTTTTTCTTTTCGACGTGACGCAGCGAGACCATGCGCTCGACGTTCTTGCCGTCCTTGTCCTTGCTATCGAGCGAGAGCAGGAAAAGCCCGGTGCGCCGCATCAGGGTCATCTGCCCGATATCGTCATGCTGCGCGTTCTCGCCGGGCTTCAATCCGCGCGGGCGGTGCCGCCGATCATCGAGCGCCAGGACGACCGGATGGTTGCGCTGGCCGCCCATGAACGCGACCACGGCCTCGGCGGCCTCACCCTTGATCGCCGACGCCTTGCCGTCTTGAACGCCGCCTTGCTGCTGCTCGTCGCGCGGCAGCGGCGTGGCCGTGAAACCGTAGCTCTGGATTTGCTCGATCCGCTCGCGGTTGTCGCCTTTGTCGCCACCGAAAAAGAAATCGGCGGCAAGCTCCTGCATCATGCGTGCCGGATCGGCCTTGTTGATCGTGATCCGCGCGAACGAGTGGTACGTGCGCATCATCGCTTCGGCAGGATTAAAGCGCTGCATTCAGATCGCTCCTATGCGCAGATCAGGCTTGCCGTTCATGTGCTGCGGATCGACCATCTCCAACGTCGTGATGGTGCCGCCCGGGCTCGATTGCTCATACGTGACGCACCGGCATCCGAGCGTGTGATCGAGCATCAGCATCGGCGAATAGACCCGATAGTAGTCGCCCGCTTTCCAGAGTTGACCGCTCGCTCGGACCCATCCCTGCACGGTGATGTGAGCCTCGACCGACAGGCCGTCGGTGAAATTCAGTTCGAGGTTCGCGCGCTGTTGCAGGCCGTGCTTGGTATCGGCGATGTCGGTCATCACCACGAGCGGGCGATTGCGCGTCGACTTGCCTGACACCTCGGCGATCATCTTGTTGACCGGATCGCCCCATTGCGCGTCCGAGCCGTTGGACTGTCCCATGGCAAAAATCCTGGAATAGACATTCTCGTCGCGGATCACCGCATTGGCGCGCAGGATGTTGCGGCCCTCGATCAGCGCATCGGTGCTGGATGCCGCATGTTCGCCGAGCGCGACGAGTTGCCCATCGGGTGACGAGCCGACCACGATCTTGCGATGGCGTGCGTAGCGCTCGATCGCGGCGGCGACGATCTCGCCGGGCTGGACGTGCAGGTTTTTGAACGGCGTGTCATCGATCGCGCCGATGGTCTGCAAACCGATCCCGTAGGGCGCGATCATCGCTTGCGTGAACGAACGCCACGACTGGTTGTCGTAGCTGCCCGACTGTTGATAGATCGAGGTGTTCGTCAGGTCGAAGGTCTTGCCGACGCCGACGATCCGGACGCCATGGTTCTTCGCGTCGTAGCCGACGTGCCGCTCGGTGACGTAACCAAGAACGGCCTGCTGCCCGGCGAGATAGACCTCGACGACATCGCCCGGCTTGAATTGCAGCGCGGTCCATGACGACGGCACCTTGATGAATTCGGTGCACTCGAACGTGAAGCGCGGGAACCACTCGGTGATCCGGTTTTCGACCTGCACCGATGTCCAGTCCCGAAAGATCATGCCGTTGACGCGAAGCTCGGCGATCTCGTCGGGACGCTTTGCCATCAGACCGCCAGCATGCGCCCCGTCATCGGCATGAACGCGGGATGCACCACCTTGTTCTCGTCGATCAGTTCTTGCGCGCGATCGCCATCCGCATATGCCCGCTGCGCCATGGTCAGCGCGGACATGACCGTCGGATAGCGATAGGTGATGACGCGCGGCAGGGTCCGGCCGACATCGGCGAGCCGTTTGATCACCGAGGCTTGCAGGTTGATGATCGCCATATAGCTGCCTGCATCCAGATCGTCGGATGCCACCTCGGCTGCATCGGAGAACGCGGCCGTCATTTCCGCCGCCGCATTCGATGCGTCATCACGCGACGTAAAGACCAACTCGCCTACGATCCGGGCTTCCTGCGCGAGACAGAGTCGGACGGTGCAAAGCACCGTCAGCGTTGCGGGCAAACTGATCGGGCTCTCGCCGAGCGCGGCCAACCGTACCTGGCCCATGGCAACAAGGTTCGCGCCGATCATCCGCGCTTGATCCAGACAGGATCGCATCTGCTCGGCGAAGCCGTGCGATGCCAGCAGATCACCAGCATGGGCGACCATGTAACCGACGGCGTGCCGCAACTCCGAGGCTGCGGCGCCTTTCCGGGATGACGGCACGGTCGCGAGGATCACCGGAGCGATCCGTTCGACGATCGCAATGCACTCATCTGCCTCCGTGCCGGCCATATGCCCACCATCATGTTGCCGACCATCGCTTCCACGCCGCGCGCGGCGTTCTCGATTGCACCCTGCGTATCGATCGACGCGGCGTTCGCCTCGAAGCCCGGAGTGCCGTACTCGATGAAATCCATCTCGACGGCGCACATGCCGCCCTTTTCGCGGCTTTCGGTGACCGTGTAGGGCCCGGCCATCACTTCGATGTCTTCGCCCATGTAGGGCATCGGCAGGCGCAGCGTGCCCGGGCCGTCGGCCTCAAGGGCCGAAATCAGCGCGTCCTTCTGCTGCAAGTAGTTCGGGCCGATCAGATAGCCTTGCACCTGAAACCGGCGCGCCGCTCGGCCCATGTCCTCGGCATAGGGATCGTCGCGCTTCGGGTACTCGTGCAAGACCACCCGGCGCCCGGAGGCGCGCGCGTCGGTCTCGACATGGAAGAAGGCACCCCGGAACGATGCGGTCTGATACCGATCGCGCCACGGGTTATGGATGTCGCGAATTCGCATCAGCTACCGCCGTTGCCGCCGCTCTCGACAGCCGCTCGGTCCATCTGCTTGTAGCGCTGCACGCTGGTGGACTGGAAAAAGCCGTCGGAGTTGGCGTCATATTTCACGCCCGATCCCTCGGTCCAAAGCTTGATGTTGACGCTGCCCTTCGGCTCGACCTTGCCGCCGAGGTTCTCGTCGATCCGCCGATAGGAGAACGGCGCATCCGTCGGAAACGTCTTGGCCGTGTAACCCATCTGGGTCGCTGCCGCCGACGTGATGTCGATGCCGCGCCCGGTGCGCGCCGCCGGGCCGATGTCGGTTTGCGGCAGCATGAACTTGCGCCCGTCGGGCGTCGTCACCTCAAACATCTTGCCAAGGCCCTCGCGCGACGGCAGCGCGATCCCGGGCAGCGTGTTCGAGACGCCAGCCGCAGTTTTGCGCCCCGCTGGCTCCGATGGATCGCTCCAGCCGGGGCTGCTGCCGAACCATGATCCCTTGACCGTCCTGGCGTCGGCGGCGACCGCGGGCGCCATCTTGTCGGCGACTTCCGGCGCGACGCCATTGCGCACCAGCGCATCGCGAGCAGCCTTCACGCTCTCGATGCCGAAATGTCCGGTATCCGCGCGGCGCCAATTGTGACCGGAGACGAGGCCCCATTTCTTCGCGATCTCGTCCTCGACGCCATACGGCAGGGTTCGGCCACCGCGCCCACGGACGCCATAGCCGATCTGGTTGATGTCGATCGCGGCGCCGATCGGGTGGCCGCTCGCATTGTGCGGGCGATGGCCGAGCGTGCCGCTCTCGGGCCCGATAACGCCACCGGCTTTCTCGTAGTCGTTGATGAAGCCCTGAAAATTCTGAGCGAACCGCGCATCGACCTGAAACTTGCGCCCGCCCGATGTCGTCACGGTCGCCATCCCGCCGCGCTGGATCGGCGTGCCCGCAGGGGCGGTGATCCCGGCGGCGCCGCCGCCGCTCTCCATCGGGCGGCGCCCGCCGATCGCATCGGATTGCGGCCCGGTCAGCGGGTTGGCGTTGCTCCGGCTGGTGCCGCCGAGCGGATTGCTCGGGGTGCCGCCGCCCTCGGGAATGACAGAATAGCCGCCGCCGCCGAAGCCGCGACCCATGCCGCCGCCACCGCCGCCGGGATGGTACGCCGCCGCGATCACGCCACCACCGCCGCCACCAGCGCCGCCGCCCATGGTGAAGCTCATCTTCTCGAACTGGCCCTTGAGCTTCTCGGTCTGCTTTTGCAGATCGTCGAAGGCATCGTTGAGCCGCTTCTGCGGATCAACCTGCACCGGGCCGGTGAGACGTTCCTTTGCCTCGGCCCACGAACCCGGCAGCAGGTTTTTCAGATACTTGATGCCGTCGATGATCGACTTGAGGTCCTTGGCATCCTGCTCGAAAATCTTGCCGACCGTCGATGCGAAGGTGCCGAGCCCGCCCGCGATGTCGTCGATCAGCTTCGGATCGACGTTCGCCAGAGCGTTGGCGAGGTCCTCCATGCCCTTGGCGAGCCGCTGGATGCCCTCGGGATTGCTATCGATCAGCTTTTGCAGGTTCTCGACGGCCTTGGTGGCGCCCGGCGCCATCGCGGCGAGCAGCGAGCCCTTGAGATGATCGAGCGACGTGCTCAGATCGAGCGTTGCCTTGCGGAAGGCTTCGAGATCGTCGAGTTGCTTCTGCGTGTACTGCGGCGTGGCCTTGAGTTCGTCGTTGAACTTTTCCCACGCGAGCCGCGCCATCTCGGCGCTGCCGAACACTTGCTCTGCATAATACCGCGCCGCCGCCGGGCCATGCAGGCGCTGGATCTCCTCCATGCCCTTGAACAGCGCGCGGTATGCATCGAGGTCGGTTCGCGCTCGCTTGACGGCATCGACCACCGACCCGGCGCCCAAATTCCGCAACTCGTCCCGCAGCGATCCGAAATTGTTGCGGAATTCATAGATGTGCTGGTTCGCCGCCTTGAGCCCTTGCTCGATTGCGCCCGGCGCCATCGCCACCTTGTCGGCGGCGGACTTGAACGCCTCCAATTGCTGGACGGTCAGGCCGAGTTCGCGGGCCCCGAACCGCATCTGCGCCATCTGATTGGAGAAATCGCGCAGCGCGCGCGAGACGCCCACGAGCGACAGCACGAGGCCGCCGGTCGTGAAACCGAGCGCCGCCAGGGCAGGAACGGTAACGTTCTTGATCTCTTTGCCGACGCCAGCGGCGGCATTCTGGATCGACGAGAGCTGCGCGTGCGCGTGCCGGGTATCGACGTTCTTGCCGATCAGGCCGAGGTGTTTCGCGATCTGACCGAGAGGCCCGGAGACCTCGTCGATCAGTCTGGCCCTCATCCTGAGTTCGTCGTCGGCCATTCGATCATTCCCCGGGCGGCGTGACCGCCTCAAGCAGCCGATCGGTCCAGCGCATGTGCCGCTGGATCACCGAGACCGGCTTGGCGAGAAAAACATCCGGGTCCTGCGCGTAGAATTTCGCGAGGCGATAACAGTCGAGAACTACGCGAGGTCCGGTATGAAAAAACTTGCAAGGCCCCACGCGCATGTCGACCAGTCCTTCGGCGCGAGCGCGCGGATGGTCGACGGCGGCACGGCCGCCAGCACCGACATCATCGCCGACATCTTCCGAGCGTCGAATTCGATGCGCGGCGGGTCAAACGAGAAATCGATGTTGACCGGCAAGCCCGCCGCCTCGATGTCGGCGCCGGTCGGTTCGCGGAAAGTGATCTCGCTGATCCTCTCGCCGTGCGCATCGACGGGCTTGCGAAGCTTGAAGGTGAGCGGCTTGATCTGAGGCTCGGGCGCCTGCTCCTCGGCCAGGGCCTCGAGTTTGGGTTTCGCGGCCTCGGGCATTAGCTGATCTCGTCGCATGCATCGCCCTCGAACCGGGCGCGGAATTGACCGTCGTGGGTGTTCAATTCGAGCGCGGATTTGCACCATGCGTTCCGCAGCACGTAGATCTTGCCGTTGATCAACTCGGCGGTGACGGTCGCGTTGGTGATCAATTCCATATCCTCCAACGAAATCTCGGGCCGCGAGGAGATGTCGCCCTCGATGTAGGGCACGCGCGGCAATTCCGAGAAGCCGTGCACGTAATCCTGCCCGGCGATGCCCGCGCGTTCGACTGCCGACGGCGAGACCACAAACGAGCCTTTGAGCGGGTATTGATTGCCGTCCACCTTGAGGTAGGCGGTGCCAGCGATTGCGACGCCCATGTGCCTTGCTCCCTGTTAGGAATGAAAAAGCCCGCCGCGCGCTTCACGCGCGGGCGGGCACGACGGATTGAGCGACGCGGGCCTAGAGCACCGACTGATCGAAGCCCCGGTCGTATTGCAGGCGGAATTGCGCCAGCACCGCAAAGATGCGGAGTTGGTTGATCAGGTCAGGCGGATACAGGACGTTGACGCGGTTCGGGTTGGTGGTGTCGCGCTCGACGATCAGATTGTCCTTGAACGCCTTCGCGTTCTCGACAAGGCCCTCGAATTCATCCTGGCGATACTGCGCGACCAGTTCGGCCTTGATGATCTTGGGTGTCACGATCGCCTGACCCGGGCCGAACCGCGTGCCGTCATCGGCCAGCTTGTGGCGCGGGAATTTGGTGGTGATCGCGTGTTTCTGCCGCCGCAGCAGCGCCGACAAAGTGGCGAGCGTCGTCACCAGTTCATAGGCGTCGTCCGCCTGATTGTAGAGGTTCTTCTGATAGGTCGTCGTCTCTCGGCGGATCGTCGGCACGTTGTTCGAGCCGACGCCCTGCGTCGCTAGCCCCACGCCCGCGAGCGCGTTGCATTCCGCGAGCAGGAAGCGCTGGTGCTTGGGCGGCGCGAGCGTGCCAGTCAATTCCAACGTTTGCAGCGGGCGCGCCGGATCATTGATCAAGGCCCGGCCTGCCTTCGCCGCATAGGCGGTCGCCACGTCCCACGGCGGCGACGGCATCTCGGGCTCCATGCCCATCACCGAGATCACGCCCGAATTATTGTCCGGACCCCATTGCAGCAGATCGGCATAGGTGCCGCGCCGCGCGCTGAAAACGTGGCCGTAAAGTTCGCGCATCCAGCCCCAGCGGCCGTTGTCCGAGAACCCGTATTCCATGTCGATCGCATCGAGCGACGTGCTGTCGGTGAACGGGAAAGCAACGTACTCGTAAATCTCGTCGCCCATCGCCGAGATCGCGGCGGTCAAATCGGGCACGCCGGTACCGCCAGACAGCAACCCGGTGCCGATATCGATGGAGAGGTCAGCGGGCATCGTCTCGCCCGCAAGCGAGCCGCCGTAGTTGATCGCGATGCTGATGTCGTTACCCTCGACGCCTTTGTGCCGCGCGGTCAGCGTCACAGCTCCGGCGGCGGAGGCCGCCGTCACCGGCATCGATACGTCGGCGGTGATGGCGTCGGCGATCGACTGCGCAACGATGTCGACGGTATCCTCGGCGTCGATATGCACCGGCACGCGACGGCCCGCGATGTAAGGATAGATCGTGCCTGCCGCCGTCGGCGGCGCACTCACCGTGATGGCGGCGGTTGCAGCCACGCCCGTTGCCGGTTCGGCAATCGGCAGCATCCAGACTTCCTGCGATGCGCTGTTCTTGAAGAAGATTTGCGCCATCGCATCGAGCATCGAGCCCAAGCCCGCGCCCTGCTGCGCGTCCGCCAGTGAGCCGATCGGCACCGGCACATCCGCCGCCGCGACACCGCTCGCGAGCTTGTAGCCGAACAGCAGCGCCGGTTGACGTTGCGTCAGTGATCCCGCTTTCGACGGATCGACCTCGACCCAATACAGCGGCATCTTCCAATTGGCCGGAATGTCATTGAACGAGATGGGCATCGGGGATTTCTCCTTCGGGTTACGGCATGACGACGCCCACCGCCGACCCTCACGGATCGGACGCGGAACGGTTCAATTGTTCGGGTGAGCGGCGGCTAGCTCTGCGGTGCCGCTGCGGGCTTGGCCTTCTTCGCGGCGGCGGGCTCGTCCTTTTCGACGGTCAGATTGCCGTCACGGATACGCCGCAGCGTGAATTGATCGGCGGGCCACAGTGATCCCTCGGGCCGGATCATTCCGGCGCTGGGGTGCTTCAATTTCAGATCGCCAACGGCCTTGACGCGCAGCTTGCGGACCATGGTGCGTTCCTCTCAGTTTTGCGGGATGTCGTATTCCTGCGTGATCTGCTGCACTTCGGCCGGATCGGTATCGGCGCTCGGATACCGGGTCTCGACGTGCATGGTCTTGAAGTCGTCGGGCACCACCGGCTCCCAGTAGGTGCGGAACGTCACGACCATCTCGATCTGGATTTCCGCGACTGGCGTCTCGGCGACTTGCGCGTATTGCGACCGCCGATCCATCGCGATCACGCCCTCGATCATGCGGACGAACGCGGGATTGGTGAGCAGCCGATCGTCGATGTCGGCCATCCGCTCTTCCAAAATCCGCAACTGCTCGCCGGGATCGGCGTTCGAGATTGCGCCAGCGATGCCGAGATGCAGGCGGTGGATGAAACGGATTTCGCCCGCGTTCTCGTCGCCATCGGGCGCGCGCGTCTCGCGCAGGATGTAGACGCCGAGCAATGGCAGATCGGACGCCGCGACTTGCCGCATCGGCGTGCGCCAATACGACTTGAAGAACGGCGTCGGCTGGTCAGGCGTTGGCGCTTTCAGCAATTCGAGCACCTTGTCGGCGATTTTGATCGCGTAGGTGCTCATTCGGGCGGGTCCGTTTTCCGGAGCGTGAGTGTCATTCCGCCCTGGCCGTCGACACCGCTATCGGCGACCCAAAAGGTGATGCCTGCGGCCTCGCCCTCGGTCGGCGTGATCCGATCGCCGTTGACCGGCGGAACAGCGAATTCGCGCAGCCGGATGCCGAGCGTGGTCTGCTGATCGGAGAATGTGGTGCCGTCCTGCATTTGCACGTCGGTCGGCATCGACGAGAAGACGCCACGCGCCGGATAGTCGAGCGCGCCGGGTTGGGAGACGGCAGGCCGCACCGTCACCGCAATGGCGAAGGTGTTCATGCCTGGCAGGAGGACGAGCGTTGAGAAATCCATTCCCATGGCTCGCCCTCGCGGTGATCAGGTCCGCTTGCCTTGGATCAGCGTGCCCGGGCGCGTGCAGATGTTGAGGTTGTTGGTCTGCACGTCGAGATGGACGCCCTTGGCGTTCGCCATCATGTACTGCTTCGTGTAGCGCGCCTGACCGAGCGTGTTCACGGTCTCGAAGTAATCGGCGGGCGCGAAATAGGTGCGGAACAGTCCGGGCACCCCGATTGGATAGAGGTGGCATTTGTCCGTGTTGATGAACGGCGTGGTGCCGACCTGACCGCGATAGTTCGTCCAGAGGATGCCGCCGAACGGGAACGTGCCGTAAACCTGGCCCGAGGCGACGTAGCCTTGCCGCAGCTCTTCGGCGGCGAGCCAGTTCTTGTAGGTTTCGCGCACTTCCGGGTGGGCGATCAGGTCATCGAAGAACGCATCGCCGCAGATCGCCTCAACGCCCGAGAACGGCGTGCCATCGAGCGCCGTCGCGATGGTGCGGGTCACTTGCGCGCACAGCTTACGCAACGCGCCCTGCGCCGGGGCCGCGTTGTCGAGATCGAAATCGACCTCGGCGGGCTGGGCGACGCCGAAAACCGTGTACAGGTTGAGCGTGCTGCCATCGGCATAGGTGACGATGCCCTTGACCGCGCCGATCCGCGAATACTCGATGGTCGCTTCCTGCGACTGACCGTCGGCCTGCATGCGCTCGCCGACGAGGCGCATCACGCTATCCTCGCCGGTCTCCTGACCGAACGGGCGGATGTTCTGCACTTCCTCGGCATAGACCGCGTCGTTGATCTCGAAATGCGGCACGTTGATCGAGAGCAGCGAGCGCTTGCCCTTGTCCAGCGTCACGCCGGGGCCGCCGCGCGGCGTGGGCGGGACGAGCGTGAGCACGTTGTTCTTCTGCTCGATCGCGACGGACGTGGTGGTCACGCCGCCCTCGGAGAACAAGCCCCGCGAGCCGAGATAGCCCGGGACGAATTTCAGCTTATTGATGGCATCGGTCAGCGAGACGACGCTGAATGCATCGCTGTTGAAGATGTCGAGCATGGGCATTGCCGTTTCCTTTCAAAAAGACAAAAGCCACCCGCACCACCGACAGCACGCCGCCGTGGTTGTTGAGGTCGGATAGATTGCTGGGATGGGTGGGAGGGAGCCCGCTAGCGGACGATGATCTGCTTGCCCGCGAGATCGGTCGCGATCTGCGCGATCTGCGGAGCGGTGAGGCCCGCCTTGTACGATAGCGTTTTGCCGTTCACTTCAGCCTCGCGCACGATGGCGGAGATCGCGAACGTGGCGGCGGGGCCGGTCTGCACGCCGTAAAGCGCAATCGCGCCTGCCGTCCGCGAGCCATCGACCGCAGCCGGATCGTGTCCGACCCACTGGCCGCTTGCGGTGACTTGGCCGAGCACCGAGCCGGGCACAATGGTCTGGTTCGCAGCGATGGTGATGTTGCCGCGCGAGCGCTGGCCGTTCGCCTCGGAAAGCAGAAACTCGGCGGGATGCCGACCTTCATTGAACGTGGGCATGGGTGGGTTCTCCTGTTAGGTGCGGATGCGCGCATTCAACTGCTCCGCGACCCGCGACCACGCAGCAGTGTTCTTCTCGCGCACCGCCTGCGTCGGCATCGCGCGATGGTGTTGGGTTTGGAGCTTTTCGTCGGCGGCGGCCCGCGCATCGATCAGCTTGGCGCGCACGTTCTCGACGGTCTCGCTCGCCTTGATGAAATCGCGCGACAGGGCGGGAAGGCCCGCGAGGGCGCAAAGCGTATTCACCTCGTTGACGTAGGCGATCGTGCTCTCGCGCCCCTCCTTGCGCGCCGCATCGAGGCTGATGACCTCGGCGCCGCCACCGCGGTTGACAGGACCCGGGTCCGCCGCCGTCTCCGGCTTCGGGCCCGGTTCCTCAACTGCCGGAGCGGAAGGCGGCTCCTGCTCGGCGGTTGTCTTGATGGTGGCCTTGAACTTGACCGCAGCGGCGGGAGGCAGGAGCCGCAGCGAGTAATTGGCCGCCATCTTGACCTCGCCGCTGATCTCGTCGGCGAGACCGAATTCCTTCGCTTCCTCCGCCGACATCAGGCGGTCTTCTTTCATCAGCGCTTTCACGTCATCGACGGGCTTGCCGCTACGGTTCGCATAGGTCGCGGTCAGCGATTGGTCGATCCGATCGAGATCGTCCGCCATCGCGCGCATGTCGTCCGCGTTGCCGAAGGAAAAGCCGCTGGCGCCGTGCACCAGCAGGAACGAGTTCGCGGGCATGACGATCTTGTCTGCCGCCATCGCGATATAGGACGCCGCCGAGGCCGCGATCCCATCGACATAGGCCGTGACGTTCGCCGGATGATGCCGAATGGTGTTGTGGATAGTGACGCCATCGAAGACGTCGCCGCCGGGCGAGTTGATGCGCAGATCAAGCTGTGTGATGTCGCCGAGCGCCTTCAACTCGGTGTCGAAATCCTTGGCCGAGATCGTGTCCTCACCCCAATAGGAGCGGCCGATCTCGTCATAGATCATGATCTCGCCGGTCGTATCGTCGGTTTTCTTCATCGAGAACCATCGGCGCATGCTCGTGCTCCTATGCTGCGGCTTGATTGTCGTCGGCCTCGTCGGCGAGTTCGTCGGCAACCTCTTGTGGATCGGACGCGGCGGGATCGGCGTTCGGATCGGTGGGCTGGGTTGAGGATGCGCCGTGGATCGGGAAGTCGAGGCCGAGCTTCTTTTCCCGTTCCTTGTCCGCCGCGATCCGCTCGTCGGTCTCCTCGGGGTCGTAGCCCTCGGCCTCGATGACATCGCTGCGCGACTTGAAACCGCTATCGACCGCGAGCTTCTCGGCCTGCCGGTCCTTGAGCGGATCGACCCACTCAAAGCGGGGCGCGATCCACTTCGCCCGCTGATAGGCGGTCGGATTGTCGGCATAGCCGGGCAACGCGATCGTGCCCGCGAGCACGGCGTCATTCATCCAGCGCAGCCAGATCGGGCGGCACATCTGGAAAACCATGACGTTGTGCTGCAACTGCTCCAACCGGCGCCGATATTCGACGATGACGCCGCGCAGCGACGAGTAGGACGCGCGCCGGGTATCGCCTGTCCCGAGCATGTAGGGCACGCCCATCGCCGAGAAGCAGGCAAGCTGGTTGCGATACTGGAATGCCTCATAGGTGCCGCCGACATCGGCGGGCTCGGAGAACTTGATGTCTTCGCCGGGCAGTAGCGCCTGCATAGTGCCCGGTTCAAGCGGCGCGATGCCGACTTGATCGCTGGTCTCCGAGGGCAGGACATCCGGCAAGATGTCCTCGGGCGCGGGCGTGGTGATGAAGCCCGCATACATCGCCGCAAGCTTTTTGCGATCGAGTTCGGCGTCGTCGTACTGGTCGAGGAAATACAGCTTGACCAGCGCAGGCGTCACAAGCGGAACGCCCCGGACTTGGCCGGGGCGCGTTGCTCGAAAGATGTGGAGGACTTGATCGGCTGGCACTCTCACCTGATCGGTGTTGAGGCCGCCCATCTCGATCGGCCCGTCGCCAGGATGGTTGACGAAGAACCAGTATGCGACGCGCCGCCCGATGAAATCGAACTCGACGCCGTTCATCACATAGTTGCCGTTCGGCGCGACGCGATTGTCCCAATAGGGCAGCATCTCGCTTTCCAGCATCTGGATTTGCAGCGGCACCGAAAGCCCGTCCTCGACGCGCCGGGCGCGGAACCGAATGAAGCACTCGCCCGCCTCGAACAGGGATCGCGCGGCCATCGATTGCAGGCCGTAGAAATCGGCGAGGCCGTCGGCGTCGCACTCGTCGGTCCAGTCGAGCCAAGCGGTCATCACCGCATCGCGCTGCCCCTCGGTGGTGATCAGCGACGACGGCTTGATCCCGGCGCCGATCAGGTTGCCGACGAAATTCTCGGACGCGGCAGTCGCGTGCGGATTGTTGCGCAGCACGTCCCGGGCGCGGGCGCGCAGCATGTCGCCCTGCCAAGACATGATGACGTTGGACGTAACCGTCGCCGGGCGCCACGGCGCGAGGCGCCGGGCATAGCGCGCCGCATCAAAGCCGGTCTGGCGCGGCGTTCCGCCCATGGTCGCGGGCGCCGTCGGATCGGCTTGATTGCGGATCGACGGCGCCTTGACGCGATAGCGCGGCTTCTCGGCGGCGGCCACGGGCATCGCTCAGAGGCCCTTGTCCCACGGCGAGACCATGCGGAACGTGCGGCGCGCCTTAACGCCGCTCAGATCGGCATCGATCTCCGCGAGGATTTCCCGCAACTCGGACAGCGATCGATATTCGACCGACTTGTCCGAATAGCTCACTCGCTCGGCGCCCGACGCAATCGCGGTCAGCAAATCCTGCTGCTGCTGTTGCGTAAATGTCAGCGTGCCCGGTTTCTTCGCCATGGCTCACACTCCCAAATAGCCCGACCGCACGATCCGGCGCGGCGCACGCGGAAAAGTCCGGTGCGTCGGCGGCACGTCATTCGGCGGCGGCGGATTTTCGTTTGTCCTGGCGGGGGCCTCTCGCTCTCGCGGCAAGCCGACCCGCTGCATGTTCATGAGGTAGCTGGTCGCGGCGAGCATCGCCTCGCAGTCGAGGAAATGGTTGTGCTTCGATCGCCTGACCCACTCCGGTCGCCCGGTCGGTGATTTGACCCGCGCCTCGGAAACGATCTGGTGGCAATAGTCGTCATCGATGCCGACCGGCACATGCCACGAGCCGGGAGTTTCCGGCGGCCAGCGCAATCGCTCGTGCACCCAGCATTTCCAGTGATCGGTGTCGAGCCGTACCAGATCGAGACCGAATTTTGCCGCCTTGCCCGATCGATTGACCTCGATCTTCGATAGCAGCAGCGGCACGCGCATCGGGGCGCTCGATCCCTTGGTTGGGCGGACCCGTTTCGGGAACCGGCGGCAGAACTCGTAAACGCGATTGAGCGGCAGCGTGTCCGCCTTGCCGGGACGAAAGCCGCTATCGACGAACGTCAAGTGGATCGGCACGCCATCGATCGGGGTGGAGATCAATTCCGCGAGCTGGTCCCACACCTCGGTCTCGGCGGTATCGCCGCGCAGGTATCCCCAATCGATCAGCCATGACGTGGCGCGGGGTCCCCAGCCGCGAATGACGTAGGGGATGGATTGCTTCTGCACGTCGGCGGCGATCGATAGCCGCAGCACGCCCTCGGGGACTTCACCGCGCCGATAGTCGGCGTGGCGCGCCTTCTCCTTGATCTCGGCCCATTCCGGCACCTCGCCGCCGCCGGGCGAATACAACTCACCGAAGCCTGCATTGATCGCCTGTTGCACCATCGCGTCGTCGCCGAGCGCGATAGCTTCGAGATAGACCCGAATGCGATCACCGAACGAGACGAACGGCGAGGCGAGGCCCGAAACCCAATAGCTCACCGACATCGTATCCGGCGGATCGCCGGAAACCTGGCCGTTGCGATCGATGGTCTGCCCGGGCGCGACGTACTGGCCGCGCTCGTTCATCGCCGCCTTGTGGCCGTCATCGATGACGCCGCCGCAATGCGGGCATTCCAGATAGGTCTCGCGCGCCGCCGTCATCGGCGAGACCTTCGGCGGATAGCGCATCAGATCGAAGCGCGGGACGAAGTATTCGCCGCAATGCGGGCACGGCCAGCACCAGTGATGCCGGGTGCCTTGCTGCCAGAGTTGCCAGATCGGGCTTTCGATATCGTCAGCCACGGCAACGTCCCAAAAGAACAGCTTTGATCGCTTGTCCTCGACGGCCTCGACTCGCCCGCGCTTTGGTGTCGATGTGACCACGCAAACGAAATCCGCATAGGTGTCGCCGCGCCGCTCAACGAGACCGAGCGGGCCGCCTTGCTCGTTCACGTTGGCGCGCATTTCGTCGTATTCGTCCACCAACGCCAGGACTGCCGGATCGGACTTGAGCGCGGCGGATGATCCCGAATGCGCGAGACGGAACGGGACGCCCGCGACCATCTTGCGGGTCTTCGTCATCCGTTTGCCGCGCGCCAGCTTCTCGGTCAGCGTCGGCGCCTGATCGAGCAGCGCCATCACGCGCGGCTCGAACTGCTCGGTGAGAAATTGGCGGTTCGGCCCGACGTACAGGATCGGTCCGGGCCTCTGGTCGAGGCGCTGGCCCGCGACATCGAGCATCGCCTCCGACTTGCCGGTCTGCGCGCCGAAGACCATGACCACGCGGCGGAACTGTCCGCTCGCGATCATGCGCTCGGGCCCGACGACGTAAGGCGTCAGGTGCGGATCACGCGGCCCGGGGATCGCCGCCGTTTGCGGATAGATGCGGTTCGTCGCCGCCCACACGTCGGGCGGCGTCGGCCGCGACGGTCTCGCTAGCAATGCGAGCCGCTGCCACAGCACGTCCCCTTTCGGCGGCAATATCTGCGACCCGTTCGAGGATGTCATTCACTGCCGTTTCAATTGTCTTGCGGAATTGCAGATCGCGCGTCACGCGCGCCGGGAGCCCGGCGGTCTCTGCTCTGAAAAGCCCGGTCATCTGCTCGACGATCGCCATCGCTTCGTCGATCTCGATCAGGCGGCCTTCGCGCACCGCGTTGCGCAACTCGATTTCGCGCGCCCTGGCGTCGCGGACCCGACTGTCAGCGGCTGATTTCTGCGCGCGTCGATCTGCGTCGTTGCGAAAGCGGATGTAACCTTGCACGACATCGACCAGATAAAACTGGTCCTTGCCTTGCTTCTCGATCCATCCCTCGCGGGCGAGTTGGCGCACGCGCTCCGCCGAGACCATGAGGAGCCGCCCGGCAAGATTGCTCGTCAGTAGTTGGCCGCGTCCGCCGCCGTCGGCGCCCGCTGGTGCGGGTTTGGTGCCCGGGGCGCCGGAAGGCCCGCCTGGATCGGCGCCCGCCAGTGAGGCCGCTACGGGCCTTTGCGGAGGCGCCGCAACCCTTTGATCTTCCGCCATTTTTGCCTTGGAAATCGACCCGAAGGATCTTCCAACCACCGACCAGTGGCCTAAATCTGGGCCATTCCGCCGGGGATTTGGCCCATTACCGGGCCGCCGCCGGTCTCCCGCCGGGCGCTGGCCGATCCAGCCACCCGGCCTCGGGGGTCGAGCCCTCTCGCATCCCGCGACGGGCCCGCCAATCGGGAGACCCGGAATGAAGTTCGTTTGCACCATCCGCACAGACAATGCCGCGTTTGATGATGATCGATGCGCGGAGACCGCGCGCATCCTGCGCGATGTCGCCGACCAGGTAGAGAAGAATCGCTCCGTGCGCGGCTGGGCGCATGACGCCAACGGCAACCGCGTCTGCAAGTTCGCGGGGATCAACGATGACGAAATCTGATCGCGCGCCTGCCGACGCGACGCCTTACTCAAAGCCCGAGGCGCTGACCGAATGGCGCGAGCAGTTCGGCTATTTGCAGCGGCAAGCTGCCGACGCGATCGGCTGCTCTCGCGGCGCATGGGGTGGTTATGAGCGCGGCGCCCAGCCGATCCCGAAATACATCTCGCTCGCCATCGCGGCGCTATCGCTCGGGGTTGGTCGATGACGCTGACCGAGATCGAGGCCCGCGCGGTCGATGCGATCCGCAAGGCGGATCATTTCACCGCATCGCTGTTCCTCGGGCGCGGTCAGTACCGCATCGAGAAGCGGCCCACCGTTCTCGCGGCGATGCAAGCCGCGCGCGAACTCGAGAACGATCCCGCTGCCTTCACGCGCCGCGCGATCATTTACGCCGTAGCGCCCGACGGCCACGCCACGCTGCTGACCGCGGCGTTGATCGCGAAACTGCTTTCCCTCAATCGTCAGCATAAGCCGAAATCGCCTGCCTAAACTCTTCAATCGGACAATGTGCGTCGCGCATGGAACACTAAGTCGCGGCTGTGTTGGTTGAGTGTCCGTTTAGCAGTCTGAATGGAACGTACTGTCGGTCCAGGCCTTGACAAAATTCTTCAACTGCACGCGCCCCCACCAGTTTTCATAGGATATCGTGTCAATGCTCCCGTGCTAACAATCTGAGCTAGCGCTTCGGATGCAGCATTAAGGGAGGCGTTTATGCGAAATCTTGTGAGATTTTCTTTGTGTACGATTGCGACGGTCGGACTTCTCACCGACGCAGTTGCTCAGACAGGCTTCATCAAACGAGACTTGTCGGCCTTTCAGGGCATTACTACGCCCGATATACCAAAGGACGTGATCGCGGCCATTAAGTCAGCCCCAGCTATTAAGTCAGTGATTCCAATTTCGGGCAGTGAGTCCTTCGCTCAGCAGATCATCAAGGCTGACGAGATTCAATTTGATTCTGGTGCTCATTTAGTGTTCACCAATCTGAGCGCGCCTTGGGTCGCAGTTGTTGCTCATCGGTTCAAGTTTCGAGATCCTTTGGCATACTCCTATGTCGAAAGAGACTTGAGCGTACGTGCAGGAGCAGACGGAGGCACGGGCGCTCTGGGAGCACGCGGCGCGGATGACCTCGGGGAAACCAATCGGCGCGGCAACGATGGTCATCCAGGTGGCCCAGGTGGCCCAGGTGGAAACGGGCTCACACTTCAATTACCGACATTATATCTCATTGCCGAGCAGTTGCTCGACAATACAAATAAAGAAATACCGGCGGGAACGCTCAATCTCGCAGTGCTCGTTCGCGGAATAGATGGAGGAAACGGCGGCATCGGCGGCCGGGGCGGCGACGGAGGCCGGGCTGGTAATGGGAAGGAAGGAGCGACGAGCCCATTCGATTGTAAAAATGGACCTGGACCGGGCGGAAATGGCGGCACCGCAGGTACGGGAGGGCGCGGAGGAGCCGGAGGAAATGGCGGAAATGGCGGCACTATCTACTTCTTAGCGCTTCAGCCGGCCTCCGATACCTTCAGTTATTCTCGTGTCAATAATCAGTATGGCATTGCAGGAAATGTTGGCCGAGGCGGCCCGCCCGGCTCACCCGGTCCGGGAGGCGGTGGCGCGGGTCGAAATGGTTGGTGCGGGCCGTCAGGCCCTGGGAATCCGGGAGGGTACCCGAACCCTGTTAATCTCGGTGACGGAAGTCCGGGCCAAAATGGTGAGAAGGGAGAAATGTACGTCATTACGCTGAAGGACTTAGGACCGTTCTTCTAGGGGGCCTGGCTTTTGTCGGCTCAAGCTGGAGCGTGGCGGTCGCCGCTGCCGCGCCGCTGTGCCGATTGGGGTCGGCCATCGCCTGCTTGCCACGCACAATTCCCCGATACATCCCCGCGCCGCGCCGCTCGATTTCCGAATAGGGAATTTCTTTAGGCACCAGCCGCGCCCGCGCCGCCGGGTTCAAGAAGCAGATGTACCGCATCTGGTAGCCGTCGAGCGGCACGCCCTGGCCCGACCATGATCCGCCTGTCTTGGCGAAATGGGCCGCGCGGTTCTTTCCCGTCACTTGCGTCATCTTGTGCGTGACCGAGCCGTCGGGCAGTCGCAAAAGGCTCTTGTTCAATTTGATGCCGGTGAGCACGAAGCCCGCCGCGCGATAGATCGTCCCATCGCCGCACTGGCATCCATCGGCGAACGAGATCACCCATCCGACGTGCGGATAGTTCTTCTTGATCATCCGCATCGCGACCGCGAGCGCGCGGCTTTCCGAATTGCGCGGCAAGGCTTCCGAAAAGGCCAGCCGGTTCAACTCGAGAAAGCCGTTCCATGCGGTGTCGCGCACGAGTCCGAGGATGTTCGACTTGTCCATCGACGGGCCGAACGTCATCGCGCCTTCTAGGCGCCCGTTGAGGAAGACGCCAAGCGCGAGGAAAGCGTTGTTGACCGTCTTGTGGCTGTAGTGGAGCCGGATGATCAGCGCGTCGGCGTCCCGCTTCGCGATCGGCGCGACGTGGATGTGCTTAGCTTGTCCCATGGCTTCAATAGCACCAGGCGGAGCCGGTAGTCATGAGCCTCGCCGGGCGTGAGGTCGAGTTGCACACGTAGGCCATTGGCGACCACCGACAGTTCTTCGCAGAGCCGCCAATGCCCTGAATTCACTTCCGCTTTCTGGGCTAGCGGATAGGCCGGACCGTTGGCTCGACCCCCGGTCGAGAATGGCCCAAAGATGCCTCTGTCTTACGCCCTAGTTGCGACGCAGCATTTGGGTCTGGTGCGACGATCTGTATCGAGCTCACTGCCTCTTCTCGGGCTAATCTCAGCAACCTGCAATTGTTTAGGCAACTTTGGACATGCTGGGTGCCTTCATCCTGTGGGACCCAGCGTCTCGTGCTGGAGGCTCTTATGTTCCTCAAGCGGTCTCTTTTTCCTTTATCCGTCGCCATCGGGGCTTCATTGTGCAGCATGCCACAGGCGGGTGCCTCAGATCGTCTCGACGGTGCGATGACGTTTTGGGAAGCGCGCCTGCCATTCTGCGAGGGTTTCTTGTCAAAGGAATTTGACGCGCCAAAAACGCGCGGAGATGGCACGACCTATTTCCTACCTTGCAACGATGGCGACACGATACTTTTCAGCGGACTGACCTGCAGCGTGGGAGACAAGCGAGGGTGCGATACCGTCAAGAGATCGCAGGGAGCTGATGGTCGATGGTGGCGCTCTCCGCGGAAGCTACGCGAGGGTGCTGCTGATGGAGGGTCGGAGACAACCTTTAGCAACGACCATGCAGCCGGTGTATGGGCTTACATCGCCGAGGAGCGCGATACCGAAGCTTTTCGCAAATGGACACGCTGGATCAAGAGGAACGAAAAGCTTCTCGGTTTTATTCCGAGATATTGCGAAGACAGCCGTTGCGGATTCAAATTTATGGATTGTCCCATGCTTGATCGGCTCGCTGTTGTCCTCAATGTTGCGAACCCTGTATGTGACGAAGCTCCCCTCCCTCCACTCCCCATCATTCTGCCTTCACCGACAAAGATCATTCACGAAATCCGCAATGCTCTCAATGACGTGGAGAATGCGATTAAGAACCTGCCCGGGGGTCAGATCATCAAGTACGAACCAAGCAAGATAGTGGTAGAGAAGCAGCTTGCTGAAATGGAAAAGCTCAGCACAAACCTTGAGGACCTTCGTTCGCGGCTTATGGTGCTGGCGCGGGTTTCTGCCGACACGACTGGAATCATTGGACGACTAAATGCGATCGTGAACGATCCTGGTTTCTCACGTCACAATATTGCGGTGAATGCCTATCTCTTGCAGAAGTACACGGCAACCGCGAGCCCGTTGACGCTGGATGCGGTAAGGAAAGTTGCGGCGATCGAACCAAAAAACGCCTTCATTAACTTCGTGGCGTACGGACCAAGCCCCGAGATGGTCGGCTTGATTCTCGACAAGTGTCGCACTGAGGACCCCAAGGATGTAAGGCCACGCTTCCAGTGGATTTGGGAACGCGCTGACAATGACGCGAGCGATCCATCTCGCGACACAATGTACTGGGACTGTCTGTTTGCCGCCAAGCTCTACAAGGGCGGACCCGTTCAGAAAGTGTCGCTGCCAGAGCTTCCCGGCATGATCGATCTTTATAGGGCAGAACAAGCTGCATTCGACGGCGCCAAAGCTCGCGCTGAGGAAGGTATCGCGGCAATTAAGGCGCTGATCAAGAAACCGACCGTGGGAAATGTGATAGACGCCGCCACGACGCTGCAAGAAATTCCGGCGGAAGCGGTGGGCGGTGCCGCCGCGCAAGGGGCTGCTACTGTAGTGGGCGGCGTTGTTGGGGGCGTTGCAGGAAAGAAGGCGGGCCAGCAAGCTGGCCAGGCAGCAGCGTCAGTCGCCAAGGGTATGGCAAATCCTGGTGGGACGGCTCGGAGGACTGTAAGGAGGGTTTGTCGGCGATGCTAAAGTGGTGCGCGCTTCGCGATCGGTGCCACGTGGATATCCTTAGCCATTGGTGACATGCCGCGTCAGATATTCCTCGCAGATGCGCACGAGCGCATTGCCCTGCGGCGATCGGTTCGGGTTCGCATCGCCCGGCTTGCGCGGGAGGATCGCGAGCTTGATCGCGCGATCGACCGTCTCCCACTGATCGCCGTAGAGGATGAACGTCATGTCGCGATATGGAGACCGATCGCCATCCGGCAATTCCGGCATCGCTTCCAGCTCGCCGACGCCGACGGACAGGCGCGATAGCTCGTCCGGTGTGATGCCGGTCAGCGATAGCTCAAACCCGCCCTCCAACAGGTCGTTCAATTCAAGCCGGAGCATCTCGTCATCCCAATCGCTCGCGTCGGTGAGCCGATTGTCTGCGATGACATAGGCGCGCTTCTGCTGATCGCTCCACCCGCGCGCCACGATGACCGGGACCTCGGCGATCCCGATCAGTTTGCCCGCTGCAAGCCGCCCGTGACCGGCTAGAACCATCCCATCATCCGCCGCCAGGATCGGCATCGTCCAGCCCCACTGGCGGATCGACGCCGCGATTTGCTCGATTTGCGCGGGCGAATGGCGCCGCGAATTCCGCTCGTAGGGCCGCAGCCGCCCGATAGGCCAAACCTCAACGGCGGCTTTATCGATCAAAGCGTCCATTTCTGCGCCAATTTCCCGGGTTTTTGGCCCATTTCTGAGCCGTTCACAGCGCAATCAAAGGCCGAAACGGAAAGCCCGAGATATGCGCAAGGTTCGCGGTCCCGCGATCCCGCGCCGCGCGGCGGGCCCCAAAGTACCTTTGCAATCGATGGCCAGACGGCCCGGCGCACAATGCCCGCGCGACCCCGACTCGTGATAAAGACGACGACGGGTCAAGCACCGGATTATTGCCACCATGTTGCCGTCTACGCCTGACGAGAGACAGGCCATCATTGACTATATGAACTGGCAAGCGCCCGACCTAATCGTCGAGTTCTTGCAGAAGGTCTATGCCGAGAACGTGCTGAGCCATCAGCATGTCGTCTGGGATGTTCACACCAACGTGGATCGTTGGTGGGTCATCACCAATCCGACCAACCTGTACTCGCAAGAGCAGTTCCCGAACATGGACTTGGCCGTGACGTTTCATGTCGGTCTCTGCTTGCGCATGCCCCGCAGCCAAAAGACCAAACTGTCAGAACTCCAGGTCGAGCCGCTTGCGGCTTGCTTTCGTTACCTGAGTGAGGCGTCAGATGCGCTCGCGAACGCACAAGAGGTCAGCGACTTTCAAGCCATCGGCGTGCGCTGCCGCGAGGCATTGCTTGCGTTCACGAGCGCCGCGCAAGTGATCGTGCCTTGGACGGGCGATGAAGGCAGCATTCCTAAGCAGGCCGACTTCAAGGCGTGGGCGGACCACATCTGTTCGACTTGCCTCGGCGGTCATAAGCACGAGCACCGGCGCCACCTGTTCAAGACGCTGCTGGACGAGTCGTGGCGCTTCTCTAACTGGCTCACCCACGCCAAGGCTTCGACTTGGCACGACGCCGAGGCCGCGACGACCACAGTTGAACATGCCCTTGGCCTGGCGGCGTCTCTTGTGATCCGTCATGTTCGTGGCGTGCCGGACGCATGCCCCGCCTGCGGTTCGACCCGGCTATCTCCTCAGCGCGGGTTTCACTCAAGCATTCCCGATGTCGAGTGGGAACGACCGACGTGCGACAAATGCGGTTGGACAGGCGACGCGGTGCCGATCCTTGCCGATCCCGAAGCCTATGCGGCGGAAGACGAGGACCCTCCGCCGGCCGAGGGCGAGTGCATTGTACCGACCGTCCCGTTACGGGAACTCCGGAAACCGTCAGCAAGGAATAGCGAGTAATCAGTCGCGCCACGTCGCGCGCTACCCCTTGCGATCGGCATAGGCAAGCACGCGCTGCCGATCCCAGCCGATCATGTAGCGGAGGATTGGCGCCGCCCGGATCACTCGGTTGGTCTGACCGACGACGACGGCAGCGTAGAAGTGAGGGGCATCGATGATGATCATCAGCCGTGCCCTTGCCGCGCGCGGGCCTTGTCCAATTCGATCAGTTCGATCTTGAGCGCTTGGTCCCGGTAGCCGAGGGAGACAAGCGCATTGTGGGCGTCGGCCCATGACATCGCGCGAGCGACATACCGCTCGACGATGTTGCGATGGTAGGCGCGCCATTGCGCGAGGTACTCGGGATCGAGCCGATTGACAGCCCGATCTCGCGCAACGCGCTGGATCAGCACGGCCTAGTCCTTGTAAGGCGGGACGCCGGGCGCGGGATCTTCCGGCTTATCCGCGTTCGGCTGCTCCTGTTCGGCCTTGTCCGCCAGTGGCTTGTCCGCATGGCGCCGGTCCTCGTGCTCGTCCTCTTTCGGCTTGCCTGCCATGGCACCCTCCGTGTCAGCGGCGCCGGGTCGACATCGCCCGGATGACCGCGATTGCGAAGTTTAGCGTCATCTCCTGCCGCATCACCTCGGCGAAGTCCTTGTAGAACGGCACGTCTTGCCGGATCGGGACCGACGGCCGCAGCGAATACATCAGCTTAGTGCGGCCCTTCGCCTTGCGTGTCGATCGGCCTTGGCGTTGGAAGATGAAGCGCCCGCGCTTGAAACTGTTCCGCAAGTTCTTCGGCTGCTGCTGCGTCCTGACTGCGCCGCCGCTCGTGCGCTGCACGTTGACCGACGACGGGATCGAGAGGTTGCCGCCCTTCGCCCGCCGCGTGCCGCCCTTGGCATGCAGAAACAGGTTCGCCCGACCGATCTTGTCGTAAATCTCGACCGTCAGATCGCCCTTTGTGGCGCGCGAGCCCTTGGTGGTCAGCGCGGCATTCATGAACGAACGATTGCGAACGGTGACAGACGACGGCCACGTCGTCTCGATCAGATACGACCGGGTGTTCTCGGCGGCCATGTTGAGCGTGGTCGCCATGATGTAGGGGATTTGATCGGCAGTCGCGCCGAGGTCCATGGCGCGTTGCTTGATCTGCGAGAAATCGAAATCAACCCCGAGCGTTGGCATAGGTAGTAGGTGTGCTAATAAGGCGTAGATGTCAGCTTCTGACCGCCAAGCGGAAATCTTACGCTCAGTCAGAGCATTACTGCTCGTGACCGAAAGCCGTCTTTGGCCGTGGGCGTCGCTCGTGGTGCATCATTCTGCTATTGTGGCTTCTTCATTGTTGAAGTCGGCCAATGGAGCACGCGATGCCAAACAGCGAGAAGATTGAGGCGAAGTCGCACAACCCGGTGCCGCAGGGCTATGTGCTTGGTGCCGGAGAGGGTGAACACCTGATCCATTTTCGTGATGACGGTAACATCTTCATCAAGGCCGACCCCATAACGGGGTCCAATAATTTTGGCCTGGGCATTCAGCAGCTACCCAAGGGCTCAGGCATTCCGGTTCACCGACACCTCGACAGGGACGAAGCCTTCTACGTTCTGGAAGGCAGTGGCACGGTCACACTGAACGATGTGCGTCACTCTTGCGAAAGAGGTGGAACCATTTTCATACCCAGGAACACGTGGCATGGTTTCAGTAGTCCAGATCAGGAACTGGTTCTGCTGTGGATCATGGTGCCACCAGGCCTCGACGGTTTCTTTCGCGAAACCTGCAGCCGACCCGGCGAACCGCGAAAGGAATTGACGCGGGAGCAGATCAACGCAATCGGTCTCAAATATGGGGCAGAATACACGTAGGCGGCCTCAAACATTTGCCCACAAGAGCTAAGACGCTGAGTCCGATATTGGCCCAACCCCGACCTCTGGTGAGGTCCGCTTTCATGCCGCTATCGGGGGTGCAGCGGACCTCATTTCATATGCACCCTAAATTTATTAGTACACGCCCCAAAAAACCGATCCCGCCGCCGGGATCGGTCGAACAGTCTTGCGTTAGTGGGAAATACCACGGCGGCCCGACCCATCAGCGCGTGGCTTTGGCCTCGGGCGCGTGCGCGAAGAAAGCACCCGATTTTTCGAGCCGTCAACGTAATTCTCTGCTGCCCTGTTCGGCAGTTCAGGAAAGATGTCCGGCAAGAGATCGGTGTCCAAATCGATTACGTCGAGAGTAATCAGCCGCTTAGTGACGGCCTTGCGCAATCGCGCTAACGCCTCTGCGTAGCTCATCACGCGCCCAACTTTTTTTGCTTCGATCCGCCAAGATCGATAAGCGGTGTTGAACCAACCGAGATCACCGCTCGCGTTTGCTTCGTTGATCTTCTCCTGCACATGGCGCACCGCTGCATGCACGCGCAACATCACCGCGTCGTGGTCGGTCAGCGGGACTTTCCGTCGCTCCGCGACAAGCTCGATCTGTCGCCGGGCGAACTCGGCCCGGACCGCAAGCCGCCCCTCGGGATCGCGCGGCAGAACCTCGGTCGCCTCGGCCACGATCGCCTCGGCGGTGTCGCGGTCCTTGACCCAAAACGCGCAGCCGATTTCCGACCACGGCCACTTGTCCCGGATGCCATCGAAGGTCTGGCCGAGGTCGCGGGTGACGCCGACGATGCACGGCTCGCCGCGCGGAATGGTCGCGATATAGATCGCCGCGACGCCGAAAACGATCAGGTATTCCCGATCGGCAGCATGGGGGATTTCAAACTCCATCATCGCGGCCAGGCTCCTAGAACACCGGCACGAGTTCGGCGCGCAGCCCCTCGGCGATGACATCGCAACCGCGATCATGGTTCGCCCGCCATGTGTCGGCATAGCCGCCGCGCTTGACCGCGACCCAACCCGCGTCCCGATCGAGAGAGTGCGCCAGGGCGACACAGTTGACCGCCCGGAGCAGATGCATCTGGCCGATCAGGTAGCGGCCGGGCCAGCAGATCGCGGCCTCCATCCGCGTGACATCGGCGAACGACGGCAATAGGCGGGTGCGGTTCTGCATCCGCATCGTCTTCTCCAACTCGCCTTGCTCCTGTTGCGCGATCAAGTCCTCGAATTCGTAACTGTAGGCGGGCCACGGCGCGCCGTAGCCTGCGACCGCGCGCATCGGGATAAGCCGCAGCGTTCGCATCGCCTCGGCAAGCCGCTTGCCGACATGCGGGCCGCACCAGACCGAGGGCGGGATGTCCTCCATCACGATGTCTTCAAGGGGGTTGAATTTCAGCGGGTCGTCACGGCGGATCGAGGCAAGCTCACCCATAGGGAAACTCCGTTTGCATGGCATCGAGTTGGAGAAAGCGTTGCGACGCGGGGTCGAATTTCATTCGAATGGCGCCGCGATAGCCGGTCTGCTCAAACCGCACTTTCGAGATGTGCACGGTGGCCTCGTCGGCCTGCGCGTCGCGCTCGATGACGACGCCATGATCCGGCTTGTTGACCCAGTGCGCTGATCCGTCGATGTCGTAGAGCGAGGGCGTGCGCAATTTGCCGCGCTCGAAAACGTCTTTGGTCGGGTGCGCCAGCACGATCACGGCGACCTCGTATTGCCGCCCGAAACGCTTCAAGGCACGGATGGCGCGGCCGATATATTCCGACATCGTTTCGTCACAGCGGCGCGCGTGCTCGATCTCGTTCCACGGATCGATGACCAACACGCGGATGCCATCGCGCAGAACGGCGTCGCGGGCCTTTTCGATCACCCAATCGAGCGTGATGTCGTCCTCGTCGTCACCGTTCGGGTCGTTATCGATGAAGACGAAACTGTCTTCGATGAACTGGTCGGTCGCGGGATCGGGCGCGTCACTTCCCGAGATGATCCGGCGCAGCTTGTCGCGCAGGTATGGCACCGTCGGCATCTCGGGCGAGAAGATCGCCGACCGCCACCCATGCAGCCGCGCGAGGTTGGTGAGCAGATTAGAAATCCATGTCGATTTGCCGTGGCTCGGGATGCCGGTGACGACCATGAACTCGCCGGGGAACACTTTCATCCAGCCGTTGCCCGGCAAGCCGTCGAAGATCGGCCAGCCGATCGAGACCGGCACGAGCGGCGCAAGCTTGGGATACTCGGAAAGCCGATAGAGCCCGCGCACCGGATACGGTTTCGCTTCGCGCAGCAATTCGCTGACCGCCTCGGCGCCGTGCTGGCGACGCACGTCGTTCAAGTCCTTGCAGCCGGGCCGATAGGTGACGAACTGGCAGCGCCCGGCGCCGAGACGCCGCACCAACTCGGCGGCGAGCCTCTGACCGGGCCCATCATCATCGACCGCCAGGATGAACCGCTTGATGCGCCGCAGCCGATCGCGGTTGTTCCAGAGAAATTCAAACTTACCGTGCGCCTCGTGCTCAGGATCGAGCGGCGGCAGGCGTCCATCCTTCGGGACCGGCGGCGCGCCATCGGGCACCGAGACGGTGAGCGGCCAGCCGCAATCGATCGCGACCATGCCGTCCTCGATGCCCTCGGTGATGATCAGCGACTGCGTGCCCGCTTCCAGCAGCGGGTCATCGAGCGCATCGACATTCCAGAACGTCCGCTTGCCGCCCTTGCGGTGCCAGAAGAACTTCTCGCCGTCGCGCTCGGTGCGGTACTTCTCGTTGACGACCGCGCCGTGCTCGACGAACGGATAAACGATGATGTTGCCGCGCGGATTGGCGACGACATGCCGGTGTGGCTTCTCACCGACGAGAGCACCCGTATAAATCTCGAACTTGGCGGCTAGCTCTGGCGATATCCCGCGCGTCTCGAAGAACTCGACGTGCTTGGTCGCGAGCGTCGTCATAGCGGTAACTCCCGTGGAAATCGTCACAGTGGAAGCAGCGGAAATAGAACCCGTCGGGTTCGCAGCGGATCGAGAGGCAGCGGTGCGTTTTCTTGCGCCGCAGATGCGAGCATGCCGGGCAGCGGACTTCCTTGGTGCCGCGGTGGGACCTTGGATCGAAGCCGATCCGAGCGAACATCCGCAACACGTCATCGAGCGATAGATGCTGGGTCATAGGATCACCCTTGGCTTGTCGTTCTCGGCCTGACCGCGAATGATCGCGCCGATGTACTCGCGCGGATTTTCCTTGGTCGACGCCTGCTCGATCGCGGCGCGCGCCAGCGGCGTCTTGCCTCCTTTCGCGGTGAGCAGTTGCCGGATCATGCCGCCTGCGTTCTGGCCGAGGATTTCTTTGCCTCGCCGGAAAAGCTCGATCTCGGGATCGCTGGATGGCGGCTGCGGTGGCGCTCGCGTCGTTTTGCGCAGATCGAGTTCGCCCGGCCGAGAGGACGAGCGCCCGCCGATAGGCGCGGCATGGTCCACGGTCCTAGGTCCATGGTCCACGGTCCTAGGTCCAAGGTCCGTCGGCGAAGCCTCGCGAGGGCTCGCGAGTAATCGCGTGCCCTCGCTGACAACCGGCAACCGCGACGGCGTCGGGCGATCAATCTTCTGATGTTTCAGCCAGTTATCGACCTGCAAATAGGTCGAGCCCTCAACCTCATAACGGGTGATGCAACCATGACGCTCAAGCTCGGCGAGCCAGCCGTCGATCAGGCTCGGCGCATCGTCGTCGTATGGGTAAAGAAGGCTCGCGAGCATTCGCGAGGCCGCGCGAGCCCTCCCTTCGTCATCGGCGAGGGTCCACAACTGGATGAAAAGCAGGCGCGCGTCGCGGGAGAGTTTGCCGATCGTTTCAGATTGCGGGAATTCGGGCTTGATCGTCCTGATGCGCGCCATCAGACCCTCCCGTGCAGCACCATGGTGCCGACTCGATCGCAGAGCGGTAGGACGATCCCGAGCGTCATCCGGCGATCCTCCGCCGGAACAGGGGTGAGGTTTGCAGGGCGAGCTTCGGATCGAGGATCGAGGCCTGATAGTGCCAGAGCGCGAGCGCGTCGGCGGCATTGTCATCGCATGGCGCCCAGCCGAGGCGATTGCATGCGTCGATGGTCGCCGACTTGGCCGCCTTGCGCTTGATCCGGTTGGTGCCGAGGAAATGCTCGCGGACTTCCGAGACCTTGGCCTCGCGCACGTCATAGCCGCCTGCGTAGCCGAGCTCCTCGACGACCGCGCAAAGCCCTATCAGCACCCGAATGATGTGCGCGGTGGTGAAGCCCGCCATGTGCTGCGGCGCCATCGGCGCCTCGAATACGATCAGCCGCACGTCGGGATTAGCGGCGAGGAAGTCGGCCAGCCATTGGCGGG